GGTAGCAACGGGATCGGCCTCGGGGTTCAGAGGAAAAAGCCTTCGGGCTTTCAGCTCTGCATACTTAACGTCGAACGTCCTTGATTTAATGAACTCCAATTCACGTTGGAAGAAGGCGCTTTCGTCTGCATCCAAGTGGGGGAGCTGTTCAAAACTTTTGTTCATGGCTCATCCTTCCTTTCGTTTAAAAATCCGCTTCTAAAAGCGCGAAATTGTTTGCTAGTGCCGTGGTGAGATATCGAGCTCCCGCCACAACCGCAGTTGCATCAGAAACCAATGCACCGCTAAAGCTTCCAGGCCCGTTCCCCCCGGCCGCATAGCGAACGTAGACATCCGAATCGGGTGTCACGTTGCCTTCGACCTTCACCCAAGCGCGTCCCTTGGAAAGAACAGGAACTACGGATTTCGCGGGGTATTGCGGGTTTGCGACCGAAGGGTCTTGAGGAAGTGCTTGGGTTGAAACGGACAGCCCAAGAACTTTCTTCTTGTTCGTGACGTCGGTTTCGGCAGCCGGGAGTTTGCCGGTCAGGTCTGCGGTGTCCCTGACGACTAGCTTTCCGAACGGCATCGCTGCCGCACAAGGAATGCTTTTTTTGTCGGTGAAACCGCTATCCGCCAGTTGGCCCTCGAAGGCGACTGGCGACATGTCTTGTGAATAACTGGTTTGACTCATGATTTTTCTCCTTTACGCTTTCGTGGCCGATAGAGGTTTCTGCCATTCCTTTTCATCCGCCTCGCGCGACTTCTTCCGCGCGGCGTTTGGGTCTGGTTGGGCCTCGTCTTTTCGGATATCGTGAACGGTGACTGCTTTTCCGAAGTTGGTGTTGAAGTCGGCTCGCGCGCGGACTTTTTCCGCAACCGAATCAAAGCGCGTGTCGATGTAAACATCCGACTTGCCTTCGAGCTGCGCAGTGGGGCTATCCACCATGATCACAGCCCGCTTGATTTCCGTGTCACTCATGGAATCAAGCTTTTCCACTTGATCCTTTGGAAGAATATGAGTGGCGACCTTCTCAAGGCCCATGCGGGACTTTGCGAGTTCCCGGATTTTATTTTCATCCGGCGTTGAATCCACACGCTTTTTCAATTCTTCGTTGGCGACATCAAGCTTGGCCTGAGTTGCCTCATGAGTTTTCGTCAGATCATCTTTCTCTTTTTGAAGAGTGGTGACCTGCTCCTTTGTTTTCGTGAACTCATCCATAGTTTCCTTGGACTTGTTCATCTCCGTAGAAATGGCTGTTTTCAGTTCGGGACTGACCTGAAACTCCTTTCCATTAATCGTGATGTTTTCCACTTTTAGTTCCTCCTCTGGTTCCTTGTTAATGATTGGTTCTTCTTCGACTTCTTCCGCGTCGAGTTTCATGACGGCATCCGCAGCATCGAGACGAATTCTCACGTCACGACCCGCACGACCTTTTTCGACAATGGCGATGTGGTTGTAGCGAATGTTCTTTTGAACGAAGTCGTAGGCTTGGCCGTCAAACTCTCCGGGCTCGGCCACAGAGTCGGCGTAGTAGCCGCACGAAACTTCGCGCAGACCGGCTTTCTCAACAGCGTTGATTGCGCCTTCATCAGCGACGACAAGTGGAATGGAAATTTTGTCCCCATCTTGTCGCGGCTGTTCGACCGCGTATCCGACTTGATATTGTTTTACATTTTTTGGGGTGAGCATTGCGGGTGGATGCTTGAGAGTGACGGGAGATCCAGCGAGAGAATCCATCGATTCTTTGCTGAACACTTCGGCGGCTGGACGAAATTCCCGAATGGTTTTTCCGTCTCCTGTTTTGTAAGTGAACACGCCAGCGCGTGTGACGTAGGCTGGAACGCGCAGAAATCCTTGCGGAGTTCTTTCTGCCGTTTCAAATTTTCCGCGATCAAATCGTAGAACTTGTTTGCTCATCTTGCCTCGATGAAAATAGTTTTCACCGTAGTGGCGAGATTTTCACCGCTTCGTTTTCAACATGTTGATAGTTCGTCAGTCTAGAAGGTCTTCGATCACGGGCTCCGCATAGCAACGGCACTGAATTGCCATTCCGGGATTCACGGTTTCTCCGTCAACCGCTGGAGGATCTGCCCAAGAAAACACTTCGCCTTCGAGCGCGCGGTGACTTTCTCGTTCGCGTTGATCACCGACTCCGCGCCAGCGGTAGCGAGTGAGGCCCATTTCGGTTTGGGTCATCTCAGTGAGCTGGCCGTTTAGTTTCCCAACTTGATCGCGGGCGATCAGCTCCGCATTAGATTCCATAGAAGCAAACCGATCATCAATGATAGATTCGATTTCTTCGACGCGTTTTCCCTGAGTAATGGCGCTCAGGACATTGGATTGGAGAGAAGCAAAATGCCGATCCGCCATCGTTTTGATGAGTTGGACGTTCTCTTTCACTTTTACCGAAAGCATGGCTCTCGTGGCATTCGAGTTGAAGCCGATCGTGAGATCGAGGCCATACTTTCCATATTGATCAAAGAGCCTTCGCGAATTCGCCCGCGCGACCTGATCAACAGAAGTACCCATATTGTCTGCAATGAATTGAAGATCGACGTCGGTGAATTCGCGCCCAAGGCTCTCGCGGATCCTGGAAATGATTGAAGCCAAATCGTCAACCGCGTCATCTGAGCGCGTGCGCGTCGGTAGAGCCGACTTCATTTCAAAAACAATGCTCGAGAGTGCGGGATAAATAAGTTGTTTCGTCAGTTCATGCGCGCGCCGGACATAGCGTAGAATATCTTTTGCGTATTGGCGTTCGGCTGTGTGTGGAAATACTGGTTTAAGGGGTTTGGGAAGCCTCTTGATTCGATTTGGCTTAAGAAGCTTTCGTGCTCGAATCAGAATGGTGGGACTTGCATCGAAGCGTGCTACGCGACTCACGATGCCTCACTATTCTCGTCGCTTTCTGGATCTTCATCATCCGGTTTGTTTTCTTCCGGCTTGGAATTTGGACGTGCCTCCAGATCAATTTCTGTTTCCATCGAATACTTATTCCCGCCGAAACGGGAGACAGCGACTTCCGCGGGATCTAAAACACCGCGATCGAGATATACGGCGTCGGCTTGAGCGACTTTGAGCCGGATGTCGGCTTCTTCATTGTCGTCAAGCTGCCAGAGCGAATCGAAATCAATGCCAATGTCCTTGGGAATACCGGGATTCAATTTTCTAGTGATGTTGATAAGTTTCGGAGCGAGGTACTCTTGGCGCTGTGAATCAACGTAGTCATACCATGCAGTGGTCGTGGAATTGCCTGTAGCATTTGAACCTTCGGGGCTCTCTCCAAGGAGTTTTGTGTGGGGAATATCGGTTTGTGCAACAAGGTTTGTACCCGCGGCTTTCAAGAGCTCTGGCATTCCAGTGACGGTGCGCGATTTTTCCTCGTAGGTTTCAGATTCGTCGATGATCAGGGAGCGAATGACGGACTTGGAGTAATTGGCGAGCTCAACGCGCTCGCGTATTTGATCTTCTTTCCCCGCGGCCACAAGCTCTGCGAGGTTTCGCATCTTGAAAACACCCACGTTGAAATCTTGAAGGATGGCGGCTGAAGAGTCGTGGCTAGTTTGATAGTTTCGGATGACGTTGTATGGACGCGTGAGAACGGAATCGTGCCAATAGCCATTTTCAGTAAAAAGCCTTCGTGGAAGTTTTGCTCCGTGAAAGAGTTCGAGCCGGGAAATATGAACGACCAATAAGTTGAGATCAGCGCTTCCGGTCTGGATCACGTTCAGCCGGTAAAGGGTCGGCATTCGAAAGGTTGGCGACAAAGGATTCATGTCGAGCGAAGTGGGATCCGCTTGGAGCTCGAAACGGTTGAGCACCTGGAGGGCGACAACTTCTTCGCCATCCCGCATGGGCTCATTCATTCCCTCGGTGCCTTTGCTGAAATAAACGATGGCCGATCCACCGTATTGGCGGGCCTGTTTCCAAGCCTCTCGACATTTGTTTTTGGCGTCGAGCTCTTTGAGACGCGCGATATAGGTGTTGGACTTCGGCTTTTCTACACCGGAATAGCACCAGTCTTTTCGAAGGGCCTCTTCGGGGAGAAGGTCAACGATCCTGGCGGCCATGCCGTCGGATGCATAGAGGTGCTCAAAGAAAATTTCATCGTGGCGGTGCCAGAGGGCTTGGGCTGCTGTTCGTTTATCTTTTCCGCGTGCGCCAAGGCCGGTGATGAGGTTTAGCCAACCATCTAGGCGCGCGACAAAAGTTTTTTTGTCCATCCACCTATTCAATCGCCCTGGCGTTGAAATTTCACCGCTTAGTCTTCGACACGTCGGGAACTCGACGCTATCTGTGGAAATTTCGGCACCTTTCTGCTAGGTTGTGTCACTCCCCAGAGACCGCGAACCTCCTATTTGAAAGGCCACTTTCCTGTCTCTGCTACGCGTTAACTATTTATTTGGAGGGATCGCCATGAAAGCTGCGGTTTTTGATGCTCACAAATTCGAGCGACCCATATTTGAAGAATTGAATGAGCGATTTCATCTAGAGCTGACATTTTTTGAGCCTCGACTCACTGAGGAAACGGTTGCTCTAGCAGAAGGATTCGACGTCGTTTGTTCCTTCGCAAATGACCGTGTGAATGCTCAAGTTCTTCGTCAGCTCAAAGAGCTCGGTATCAGGCTGATAGCCCTGCGTTCTGCGGGTTTCAATCATGTAGATATCCCCACGGCAAATGAGCTCGGGATTAAGGTCGCGCGTGTTCCGGCGTATTCACCTTATGCGGTTGCCGAACATGCTGTGGCCCTCATTCTCGCACTCAATCGGAAAATCTGCCGTGCTTCAGCCAGAGTTCACGAGCTCAATTTTTCGCTCGATGGATTAGTCGGCTTCGATTTGTACGGGAAGACCGTTGGCGTAATTGGAACCGGGAGGATCGGATCGGTGATGGTTAAGATCATGACCGGATTTGGGTGCCAAGTTTTGGCTTTCGATCAGAGAAAAAATCCCGATGTCGAGGAACGGATGGGGGTCACTTACACTGACCTAGACGAGATTTATCGGCGCTCCGATATTATCTCTCTGCATGTGCCGTTGACCAAATCAACGCGGCACTTGGTCGACGAAAAAGTGTTCAGCAAGATGAAAAGAGGCGTCATGCTGATTAACACTGGTCGTGGAGCCCTAATAGATACAAAGGCTCTGATCAGTGCTTTAAAAACAGGCCAAGTGGGAGCTGCTGGGCTCGACGTCTACGAGGAGGAAGAAAATATATTTTTCCAAGACCTCTCCGAAAAAGTGCTTCAGGACGATGTACTCGCTAGACTAATGACGTTTCCGAATGTGCTGATCACTGCGCATCAGGCATTTCTCACACGAGAGGCTCTATACAACATTGTGGAAACCACTCTTCAGAATATTCAGGACTTTGAAAAAGGGTTGCCATTGAAGAATGAGGTCAAATAGAAACTAATTCTTCTTCTTAAATTCCCAGCCCTGAGAGAGTTGTTTGAACGGGAGTGTTTCTACTTTCTCGCTATCCTTCATTTTCGTCCACTTTTCATTGCCAACGACAGCGGTATATTTTTTTACGATTTCATCGGAACTTCCAGCAATCCACGAGCGAGCTTGAGTTGCAAGTATGTCATTGATCGTCTCAACGAAACCCTGATCGATTGGAACATACTGAAATCCAAATGGTGGAGGCCCCTTCGATAGAGCGATTGCGACCTTGGGAGCAACAACGATGATTCGTTCTCCAACATAGTCTTCTGGGATCACCGGGCGGTCAGTAACGATAAACTCTCCCGACGTAGGCTGAAAAATTCGCATCTTTACTGGTAGCAATTGCCGAAAAAAGTCGTCGACCGAATTTACAATATTTTCCACCACGACTTGATCGACTGTTCGATCTGAATGAAGACCGAGAAATGCTTGCACCTCGGGATCTTTTTCCACGGCTTCGCGGAATCGGCTCAGAACATACTCGGATCGATATTGTAGCGATAAAAGACCCATGACGAACTTTACTGCCATCATGTGATCACTGTACTTGATTTCACCACCTGAAAGGATCGTTGGCAGGACGCTTCCGATGGCGCTCTCAAGGCCAGAAAGCCACTTCTCCGCGTCAACGACTCGTTCACCTTCAAGGATTGGAACGTAGAGATCGTTGACGATGGCGAAACTAAAACCACTGCCACCCTTTGATGCAGAGAAAGAAAACTTTTTTTGATCAATCTCATAGACGTGGACGCCTTCATACGAGGCACCTGGAACAACCCAGTTCTTAAGGATCACTTTAGGCATGTAGTGGTTTTTTTTATATTCAGCCAATTGATACTCCGCTTTTTTTTACCTAAATTATATCTACATTTTGAGCAACATTTCCAGTCGCTTCGAGGAAGTCTCGCGCAATCTCATGATCGCAAGCGAAGCGCAGTCCACGGTGTCATCGTGTGCAGCCGTTGGAAAAGAGACAAGTTCCTCGACATTCGTTCCAATCCACGGAGCTATCGAAGGGTCTGGGTAGTGAACATTTCCTGCCTCATAGACGGGTGATACGGCCGCAAGGCGCGCATCTTTTCCTGTCTGCGGCTTGAATGGAAGAATTCCCATAATTTCGCCCTGTAGAGTTTGAATAACCGCAGCACCGTTTGCAGCTTCCTCGATCACTTTTGCAATTGCATCTGGGTGACGTGCGGCCATCGTTTTGATCGCTTGCACCTGGGACGGAAAGTTCATTCGATCACGGATCTGGTCGATGAGGTAAATCGAAGCGCCTTTGCGTCCCCAAACCTCCACAACGGTGAAGTCTGAGCTCTTGGCATCTTTGAACGTGAGGTCAGCAACGATGATTTTCTCTTCGAGATTGTCAGGTAGCTCTTTGTAATATTTGAGCCACGCGCGTTTGATGATACCGCCACTTCGAGGCGATGGTTCCTGCTGGTGTTGTCCCGCAAAGCCATAAGAACCTAAATCTTTCTTCGCTTGTTCGATCTCACTATGCCCATCACGCTCCGGGTGCATGAGATCGCCGGGTTCACGTACAAGCCTTCGATCCGAAATGGGAAAGGTGATGATCGTTTTCTTTTCGCAAATGGAAGGAATTTTAACGACTTCATATCCAAGATTCTTCGCAATCAGGTGTCCCGTTAGATCCTGGTGGTGAAGCCGTTGCATGATGAGAATGATCCGACCTGTTTTCTTGTTGTTCAGTCGGTTCGACCAAGCGAGGTCGAAGTTTACGAGTGTGGCTTCGCGGTCGGCATCGGATTCGGCACCCTTGGGATTGTGGGGATCGTCGATGATGATGTAGTCGCCGCCTTCACCAGTGATCGCGCCCTTGATCCCCGCGGATTTCATTTGTCCGGTCTTGTTGTTGGCGAATTCTGTTTTCTTATTCAGGTCACCCGATAGTTGGTAGCGTTGACCCCATCCATCCTGATACCAGTCGGACTCGATCAGGTTGCGGCGAAGTAGTGAGTGTTTAGTCGCCAGCGTTTCCGCATAAGAGCCAAAGAGAAAACGATCAGAAGGCTTGTGTGCCCACACCCAATCGGGAAAACAAACCGTGGCCAAAAGAGATTTGGTGGAACGAGGCGCGATGTTGATAATTAGGCGCTTGATTTCTCCACGTTCGGTAGCCGCGAGGTACTCGCAAATCAGGTCGTGATGCCAGTTCCAGAATAGTTCGGTCTGAGGCTCGAGCACGTCCCACGCACCCCAGACGAAGTGTCCAAGGGATCGCTCGGCCATCTCGAAATCAAGTGCCTGAGCTTCCTGTAGAACTCGGAGCCTCTCCTCACGATTCATTTCCAGAAGCCCGCTTCAGACGGGCCTGGATTTTCTGGATCCGCAGCGCCACTTCCTCGTCAGTAAGACTGGAATAGCTCTGCACAGGGATCGGGCCGCCGTCTGGCCCTGAATGAGCTACGGGCTGCACGATCTTTCCGATCAAACGGGACAGAAGGAAATCCAGACGACGTTCGTCGCCTTCAACCACTCCCTTGTGAATGATCGAACTGATCATGAGTTCGATGACCGGGGTATTCGGATCCGCGGAAGCCTTTGCGATCTCATCCTTTCGGGCATAGAGATACTTATTGGCTATCCGTTCAAAATCGATCTGGGTGACCTTGCGGGCCTCCCTGATGTCCTCCGGTAGCGACGGTGGGCCTTTGGGGTTTCCTGACTGTCCTTTTTTGAAGTTTCGCCCCCCAGTTTTCTTCCCCTTAGCCATCCTTGACCCCCTCATTTATCGCTGCTGTATCGCTGCCAGCGTTCAGTAGAGACGCTTTCTTGCCCGTATATTTCTCCCAACGGGCTACGATGACGTCGCAGTAGCGCGGATCCAGCTCCATTAGTGCCGCGCTGCGTCCTGTTTTCTCACACGCAATCAGGGTTGAACCGCTGCCTCCAAAGAGGTCGAGCACTAGACCCTTGGGTGCACACGAGTTCGTAAGGCAATACTCGATGAGCTCCACGGGCTTCATAGTGGGATGTTCAGCGTTTCGAGAGGGCCTATTGAACTCAAGAACGGTGGTTTGCTTCCGGTCGGCATACCAGTTGTGAGAAGCACCCGGAGCCCAGCCATAAAGAATGGGTTCGTGCTTCCAATGGTAATCCTGCCTTCCCATCACGAGGGCCTGTTTCACCCAGATTAGGCACTGTTTGATGAGCCAGCCGGAA